ATCCCCTCGACCTACCGAGGCCACGACGGGCGCGCCCACGACACGCAGCGGCAGCGCGGATCCTACCGCATGCTCGCGGTCGACATCGACAAAGGCCACCCCTCGAAACCCGACGTCGTCGAGGCCATCCACGAGATCCTCGGCCGCTGCTCCCTCGTCGTCTACTCGTCAGCCAGCGCCACCAAGGCCGAGCCCAAGTGGCGCGCCCTCATACCCCTCAAGCAGCCCATCCCGGGCAGCGACTACGAAGACATCCAAGCCGTCCTCTTCGACCTGCTCGCCCAAAAGGGCATCACATGCGACGGCGCCCTCGCCCGCTGCGGCCAACCCGTCTTCCTCCCCAACGTCCCGCCCGACAAGCGCAAACCCGACGGCCAGCCCGCCTTCTACGACTACGCCATCATCAAGCACTCGACCTTCGACGTCGAAGGCAGCCGCCTCGAGGTCGAACTCCACAGCCGCCGCGAAGAAGAGCAGCGCGCACGCATCGCCGCCGCCGCCGAGCGCCAAGCCCGCGAACAGGAGCGCGCCCAGCGCCGCATCGACAGGCCGCACGAGGTCGACCCGATGGTCGATTTCAACGACCGTCACACCGTCTCCGACCTCCTCCTGCGTTACGGCTACGAGCGCCGCGGATCGTCCTCACACTACCGATCGCCGCACCAGACCACAGCCAGCTACGCCACCCGAGACTACGGCACCCATTGGGTCAGCCTCTCGTCAACCGACGCAGCAATGGGCGTCGGGCGCTCAAAGGCCCTCGGCAAGACGTCCTACGTCTGGGGCGACGCCTTCGACCTCTACACCCACTACGAGCACCAGAACGACATCAAGGCCGCCATCCGGTCCTACGCCGGCGAGCTGCGCGCGATGTCAGCCCTGCCACCACCAGCACCACCCACCGACACGCTCGACGACTTCGACGTCGTCCCGCCTCGTCAAGGGGCAATAATCCCACCCTATTCCGACACACGCACCGACGGGCGGGTGCAGAGTACCGGCGAGAACTTCGCCCCCGTGGGGACGAAATTCGACCCTATTTCGACACACGCAGAACCGCCCGAAGACGACCCCTTCGCCGAGCACATCCCGGTCGGCGATCCGCCCCCAGAGCAGGTCGACTGGCCGAATTTCGTGAAGAGCACAGACGCCACCGACAAGCACCGCCGAGAGTGGATCTACGGCTACGACTACATCCGCAACTTCGTCAGCGTGCTCGCCAGCGCCGGCGGCATCGGCAAGAGCAGCCTCATCACCATCGAAGCCCTCGCCATCATCACCGGGCGAGACCTGCTCGGCGTCAAGGTCAAGCAGAAGACAAAGGTCTGGATCATCAACCTCGAAGACCCCCTCGTCGAACTCGAGATGCGCCTCTTCGCCGCCATGAAGCACTACGGCATCAAACCGGAAGAGGTCATCGACAACCTCGCAATGGACGGCGAAGACACCTTCGAGCTCACCCTCGCCGCCGAAACCCGGGACGGCGTCATCACCAACGACGCCATGCTCGACGCCATGATCTCGCGCATCCGCAAGCACGACATCGGCGTCGTCATCTTCGACCCCTTCATCTCAGCACACCGCGTCAACGAGAACTCGAACAGCTCCATCCAGACCGTCGTCGCCATGATGCGCAAGCTCGCCCGCGAGACCTCGGCATCGGTCATGATCGTACACCACGTCCGCAAAGGAAACGGCGACGATGCCAGCGTCGACTCCGTCCGCGGCGCCAGCTCGCTGATCGGCGCAGCACGCGCAGCCCGGGTCGTCAACCGCCTCTCAGAAGAAGACGCCCTGAAGATCGGCGTCGACCCAGCCGAGGCGCGCGGCATCTTCCGCGTCGACGACGGCAAGGCCAACCTCGCACCACCAGCCCATGCCGCCGTCTACCGTCGCATGATCGGCGTCGAGATCGACAGCGGCGAATGGGTCGGCGTCTGCGTCCCATACGAGCTGCCCGACGCCTTCGACGGCATCAAGCCGGTCGACGTGAGGAGCTTCCAGAAAGCCGTCGACGACGCAGCCAGATCCGACAGCCCCTACCGAGAAAGCTCCCAGTCCCCGAACTGGGTCGGCCTCAAGATTGGCGAGCTTTTTGACATCGACCCAGACGACAAGGCAGGACGAGCCCGCATCAACAGCATCGTCAGGACATGGAAGCAGTCCAAGATCATCGCCATCGAAAAGGTCAAGGACATCGCCAAGGGCAGAGAGATCCCCATCGTTGTCGTCGGAGAGTGGATCACACTTAACGACTTAAGTGGTTGAAAACAAACAATCCCCACCTGACAAATGCTGGGTGGGGAAAGGTGGGGAACTATTGCCCCACCCATCCCCACATGGTAAAAAGAAGGTGGGGGCGCGCTGCTCGAACAGCCGCCCCCGTGATCGCACGCCTAAAAGGAGGCCACGATGACTGACAACTTACCGACACCAAGCGCCGGGCACAATGTCCACCCAGCAGACGCTCTCGCCGAGTTAAGAGCGGAGATCAAGGCCCTGCAAATCAAAGAACAATTCTACCGAGGACTGCTCGCGTCACCCGGCGCCAGCACGATCGGCAGCCACTACGAAGCCCAAGTCGAAGACAGGCAAATCATGAAGCTCGACGAGGAGAAGCTCAAGGAAGCTCTCGGAGACCTCGGGCCGTACAAAACAGCCAAGATCTCGACGTTCGTGACGGTCAAAAAACGACGCTGAACGTGTCGTTTTCCTTTCCCCACCACTTGCTTGCTGAGCCTCCGGCTTAACACGGTGGTGGGGAAGGTGTCAAGCGGGCCCCGCTCGAAAAAAATCGTCGCTCGCGCGACTCGTTTTTTTTCTCGCTCGCGCGCGCGCTAAACCGGCCGGCTACCCCACCCGCCCACCTGCCGCCCTTCGGGGCGCTTGCGCTCGGCAGGTAGGCAAGTGGGTCCGCCGACCTCAACGATCAGGAGCACCACGATGGTCCAGAAAAAAAATCGACCCCCAGAATACAGCCGCAAGAACGATCGCATCCTCCACGCCGCAGCGACGGCCAAAGAGATCGAATGCGACACCATCCTCGCACCCCTCCAACACGTCATCGAACAAGCAGACGCCAAGTACGGTTTCGATCGACTCCCCATGCTCGTCTCACCCGACACCGCAGCCAAATGGGGCAAAGCCTGCGGCGGCCTGCACGATGCCGTCGAAGCCCGGGACGCAGAAAAAGTCCGCGCGTGGGTCATCGTCTGCCTGCGCGGTCTCGCCGCAATGGAAGCCGAGGCCGACCTCGACCCCAACAACATCCTGCCCCCAGACATCTGGGACTGCCACGACGACGAGGGCGCCTTCTGCATCATCCGCGATCACCGCCGCCACGAGCAGGCCACACGCCTGCGGCCCGGTCGCCGCGTCTACACCACCCGCGAAGTCGCCGTCGCCCTCCGCGCCCTCTCCACGTCCCTCGTCGACACGGTCAAAGACCTCTTCCCGGGCGCCGAGATCTCAGGCACCAGATCACGACCCATCGACCAAGGCGACGACGATCTCGACAAAATCTTCGATCTGTGAGACGATCCCAGATCGACGGACCAGCAGAGGACCGCAGATGCCCAAAAAGCCTACACCACAGCCCGCGCAAATCGAGCAGCAGGCAGAGGTCAAGCGCCACCCGGGTGGACGGCCGACCAAGTACGATCCCGCCATGTGCGACATCGTCATCGCCTCGGGCAAAGAGGGCAAGACCCTCGCCGAGATGGCCGCCGACCTCGAAATCCACCGCGAAACACTCAACGAATGGCGCAAACTCCACCCAGAGTTTTCCGACGCCCTAAAGTTCGCGCTGCTGAAATCGCAGGCGTGGTGGGAAGAGAGAGGCAGGCAGGGCACGTTCGGAGGCATCCCGAACTTCAACGCCACGGGCTTCATCTTCCAGATGAAGAACCGCTTCTCGGACGACTACCGCGACACGATCAAGCAGGAGATCACCGGCGCCGACGGCGGCCCGATCAGGCAGCAGCACGAGGGCGCCGTCGCCGTCAATCTGCGCGGGCTGACGGACGAGGAGCTGGCCACGCTCGAGAAGACGCTGGCCAAGGCCGTCGAGGGCGGCGAGGCGTGAACCTCGTCGTCGATCTGAGCCGGGGCGCGCATCTGCTCGCCGACGCCCGGGTCGAGCTGAAGAGGCGGGCGGCGACGGCCAGCCTCTACGAGTTCGTCAAGCAGTGCTGGCCCACCGTCGAGCCGGGCATCCGCTTCGTGCCCAGCTGGCATATCGAGACGATCTGCGAGCACCTCGAGGCGGTCACGCACGGCGAGATCCGCAAGCTCCTAATCAACATCCCGCCGCGGCACTCCAAGTCGACGATCGTCAGCGTGATCTGGCCGATGTGGGAGTGGCTGGCCGACCCGAGCCAGAAGTACCTGTGCGCCTCCTATTCGGCCGCCCTGTCGATCCGCGACAACCTCAAGGCGCGCCGCCTCGTGCAGAGCCCGTGGTATCAAGCGAACTTCGGGCACCTGTTTCAACTGGCCGGCGACCAGAACGCCAAGCAGCGTTTCGAGACCGACAAGACGGGCTACCGGCTGGCAACCTCGGTCGGCGGGACGGCGACGGGCGAGGGCGGATCTCGCTTGATCCTCGACGACCCCCACAGCGCGCAGGAGGCGCAGTCCGACGCCATCCGCGAAAGCACGCTTGAATGGTTCGACGTCGTGTGGTCGACCCGTCTGAACGACCCGAAGAAAGACGCGATGGTCACGATCATGCAGCGCCTGCACGAGCGCGACGTGAGCGGCCACATCCTCGAGGACATCGGCGGGTGGGAGCACCTGAAGATCCCGGCCGAGTGGGACGGCGTGCGCAGGACAACGAGCCTCGGCCCCTACGACCCACGGCAGACCAAGGGCGAGCTGATCTGCCCCGAGAGGTTCGGGGCGAAGGAGATCACCGACCTCAAGCAGCTGCTCGGCGCATACGGCACCGCAGGCCAGCTGCAGCAGGATCCGACCCCGTCCGAGGGCGGCATCCTCAAGACGAGCTTCATCAACCTGTGGCCGCACGATCAGGGCCTGCCGCCGTTCGAGTACATCGTGCAGAGCTACGACTGCGCCTTCACCGAGAAGACCACGGGCGACCCCACGGCCTGCACCGTGTGGGCGATCTTCACGCACGAGGGAGAGCGCAACATGATGCTCATCGATGCGTGGGATGAGCACCTGTCCTATCCGCAGCTGCGGGCCCGGGCGATCAAGGAGTGGACGACCGAGTACGGCGGCATGACGGACAAGTCGCCCTTCGGCCGCGCCCGCCGCCCCGATCGGGTGCTGGTCGAGGCCAAGGCCAGCGGGCAGTCGCTGCTGCAGGATCTCAGGCTGGCGAAGGTGCCTGCGGTCGGCTACAACCCGGGGCTGGCCGACAAGATCAGCCGGGCGCATCAGGCGGCGCCCACGCTCGAGCTCGGCCGCATCTGGGTGCCCGAGTCGGGGCGCAACCCGGGGCAGGCCGTGAGCTGGGCGCAGACCTTTCTAAAGCAGGTTGCAAAATTCCCTGTCACGGAGCATGATGACTACGTCGACACTTTCACGCAGGCGGTGATCTACCTGCGGGACAGCCGTTGGTTCGAGTTGCCGCAGGCGCGCGATGCGGACGCACCGCCGCCCTCGTCGAAGGGGAAGGTGAACCCGTATGCCGCGTGAGACGAAGTCGAAGGTCAACGCTGCCGGCAACTACACCAAGCCCGGCATGCGCAAGAAGCTCTTCGAGCAGATCAAGGCGTCCGAGACGCAGGGGACCGGCGCAGGCCAGTGGAGCGCGCGCAAGGCGCAGCTGCTGGCGAAAAAGTACAAAGAGCAGGGCGGGGGCTACAAGTGAAGGCGCCCCAGAAATCCCTGAAGGACTGGGGCGACCAGAAGTGGCGCACGAAGTCGGGCAAGCCGTCGTCGGAGACGGGCGAGCGTTACCTGCCCGAGAAGGCGATCAAGGCGCTTTCGCCGCAGGAGTACGCCGCCACGACTCGGGCGAAGCGTGAGGGCAAGGCGAAGGGCGAGCAGTTCGTGGCCCAGCCGAAGAAGATCGCGGCGAAGACCGCTCGTTTCCGGGGGAAGTGATGGTTCAGCGCGTCGACAAGGACAGCCTCAAGCTCGATCAGCCTCGTCGGACGCCCGGGCATCCGACCAAGTCTCACATCGTGAAGACGCGCGTCGACGGCAAGGAGAAGATCATCCGCTTCGGCGAGCAGGGCGCCGAGACCGCCGGCAAGCCGAAGGAGGGCGAGTCGGAGCGCATGAAGACCAAGCGGGCGTCGTTCAAGGCGCGGCATGCGAAGAACATCGCCAAGGGCAAGAGCAGCCCGGCCTACTGGGCGAACAAGGTCAAGTGGGCCGACGGCGGTCCTGTCACCGGCATGGCGGTCGGCGGCGGCTGGGGGCAGATGGCTGCGGCTGGGCCGGTCAAGGGGGCGGCTGCGGTTACCGCGCGTGATGATCGTGCAGCCCCGGGAACCTATAGCGGCACGGGCGTGCGCGGCTTCACCTACGACGCCGGCGACCCTGAGCTGGGCATACGGCCGTCCGTCCGACTCAACGGCGACGACGTGGCCCCCATCATGCGCGATCTGGCTCGGTCCTACGGCGTCGACGACGGCGAAGACTACGTCCCCGCCTCGCTCACGCAGCCGGTCGTCGCGGTGCGCCCGGTCGCCCCGATCGCCGAGCAGCCGGCTCAGGCCCCCGGGTTCTTCGCCCAGCTGTTGCAGGCGCCGAAGGCCATCGGGCAGGATCTGATGATGGGCTATCGCGCTGGCATCTTCTCGCCGCGCGACGTGCAGGAGCAGAACCTGCTGCGGGCCGAGTACACCCCTGCCGCCATTGCCGACTACTTCGCCCGCACCGACGCGACCCGTGCGCGCATGGATGCGGCTGCGCCATCGGGGATCGACCGCAGTGAGGCGATGCCGGCGCAGGGCGATCTGGCTCAGGCTTTCGCTCGCGAGTACAACATCGTCGGCCGCAACCGCTCCCAGCTGATGCCGCTGCTCGAGGCTTTCCTGCGCGGTCGTGGCATCACCGACCCGTCGACCTACGCCGACAACATCTTCAACACGCTGTCGATCCCGATGCAGCAGGGCGGCGCCGTCGAGCTGAACGAGATCTACCAGAAGTACATGCCGTTCACGTCTGATCGCGACATGATCGGGCAGATGGAGCGGTACCTCGAGAACATCCGGCGCGCTCAGGGCGGCGCCGACGAACAGGCGAAGCGCGAGCGTGATGTGGTCATCGGCGCCTTCGCACCGCCCCCTCGGCCGACACCGAACGACTACTTGCGCGAAAAGGGTGCGACGCCCGAGATCGAGGGCTATCGGCAGGCGGCGATCAAGGCGGCTGAGAAGTACGGCATCCCGCCGAACATCTTCTTGTCTTTGGTGAGAACGGAAAGCAATTTCAACCCGCTCGCGAAGAGCGGAAAAGGGGCGATGGGGCTGGTCCAGCTGATGCCCAAGACGGCCGAGGAGCTGGGCGTCACCGATCCCTTCGACCCGATGCAGAGCCTTGATGGCGGGGCGCGCTATCTGGCGCAGCAGTACAATCGCTTCGGCGAGTGGCCGCTGGCTCTCAGCGCCTACAACGCGGGCGCTTCCAACGTGCTGAAGTATGACGGCATCCCGCCCTTCGAGGAGACGAAGAACTACGTCGACAAGGTGATGCGGGGCGCGGGCATCTTGAAGTATGCCGACGGCGGCGCGGTGCTGTCGCCCGACGATCCGTTTTATGTCCCGCCTGAAACCGGCATAGCGCCCGGCACCGCCGACGAGATCCGCGCCCGCGCGCTAGCCAACCGTCAACGCATGGCAGAAGAGGACACGTTCGGCGACACCGCGGCGGCGATGGCGTCTGGTCCGTGGCAAGAGGCTGTGCGCCGCATGTCGATCGCCGGCAGCCGCGATGGTGTGGCCGGTCTGTTCCCCGAGGCGCAGAACCCTTACCTGCGCGCGTTGCAGTCCGCTCAGGGCTACATCGGCGACGTGGGGTTGGCGGGCCTGTCTGCGGCCGAGGCTGGTGCGGCGGGCCTCGGCGGCCTGATGGCAGAGGCTGCGCCGCAGGGCCTGATCGAAAGGTTGCCGGGCGCCGTTCGCCGCAGCCCGGCTGACTTCGAGCGCAAGCTAGCCGAGGAGTTGGTCTACGGCATCCCCGAGTCGATGGCGGGCATGGCGGGCGGCAAGGCGCTGACCGCTCTCGACGAGGCGATCGAGTCGGCGCGCATGGCGCCCACGGGCGCGATGATGGAGCTCGACCGCATGCTTGAGGCCTACGACCCGAACGTGCTCGGGTCGAACCTCGGCAACGTGGGCGGCCGTCGGCCTCCGCGTGGCCCGGGTGGTGGGGAACCGCCCGAGGTGCCTCCAGAGGCTACGTCTGTCGCCCCGCGCGCTTCCGTCGTCGGCAGCAGCGCGGCATATCGAGACCCGGGCGATGCGCAGGAGGCAGCGCGTCGGCAGGTGCTCGACATTGCCGCAGCTCGCTCGGAAGACCCCAGCAAGGCGCGCGTGAAGATCGAGGACATCGCCAACTTCCACCAGCAGAACCATCTGGCGCAGCATGGGCGCCAGTTGGATCCGTTCAACGACGACGACTTCAACCTCGGCGTCAAGGCTGCTGCTGACGAAGTCCGGTATCAGTTGGGGCAGTCGGTCAGCGGCAAGGGCTGGTACGACTCCGACGTGCAGAAGACGTTCGAGATTGCCTCCCGTGTCCCCGGCCTTGAGGATCTGGCCACGAACGAGACTGATCGCGTCATCATGTCGGCGATCATGGCACCGACGTCGATCGGGCAAATCGTGGCCGGCAACACCCGCGCGGCAATCGCCGCGATGCGGCAGTACAAGAAGACGGGAGAAATCCCGACGACACCGCCCGCGCCCGGCAGCATGACGGAGGGCATCCAGAACGCTGGATGGGGCCTCAAGCAGCAGAGCGTGGTCGCAGGCATGCGCGTGATCAACCACCTTATGAACAAGTTCGGCCCCGACGGGTTCGCCGACTGGTGGCTGTCTCCGCACACGCTGAAGGAGATGACCGATCTCCGCAAGGAAGCGGGCTTGAGCGGCCCCCCCAGCGGGTTGAGCGGCGGTGCCAACAGCATGCACCTCGGCGCGATGATCTTGGGCGACAAGACGGGTCGCTTTTCGCTCAACATCAACGGGTACGAGGGCACGACGAAGGACGTCTGGTTCAGCCGTTCGTACAATCGCCACTTCGGCAACATGTTCGACAACGCCGGCGAGGTTCAGGGCGGCCCGCGCAATGCGACCGAGCGTCGGCGCATGGAAGAGTTCACGCGCAAGATGCGCGACGATCTCAAAGATCAGGGCTTGAGTGAGCAAGACATTCAGGCCATCTTGTGGTACTATGAGCAGAACCTAATGACAGACCTCGGTGTGCCATCGCGCCCCGGGGCATTCAGCGAAGAAGCGGAGAGAATCTATGGAAACCTACGACCAGCAGTTCGCGCAGGCGATGAAGCTGAAGCTGCGGCTGAACCGAGAGGCCTTGAAGGGTTCCGGGGCATCAGCCCCACCCAGCGAGCCGTCCGCGCCGAAAGGCGGCTTTCGGGAGGGTCTAATGTCGCAGATCTTGGCGGACCATCCGGGCCTTACGAAAGAGGAATTGGATCAGGGGATGAGGGAGATGGGCTTCTAGTCCTCACCCCTCGCCCTGATGCCGTAAACCGCTATCAGGCGGCTGGGCTTAACGTACCGACGATCCGCGAAGTGCCTGCGCAGCAAGCTGCGGCGCAGTACAATGCCGACATGACCGAGGCCATGAAGGGCCACAAGTTCGGGGCGCAGGTCGAGATCAAGTCGCCCGAAGATCTGGCTCAGGCGCGCCTGTTCAGGACAGAGGACGGCAGCGGCTTCGCCATCAAGCCCGACGGTGACATCGTTGCGGTCTTCGCTGGCAAGGGTTCGCCTAGTGGTAGCGCCTACTCCATGCTGCAAGCTGCTGTGGCCGCAGGCGGCCGCAAGCTCGACGCCTTCGACACCTACTTGCCGAAAATCTATGAGACCGCAGGCTTCCGCCCCGTCGCGCGTCTGCCTTGGAATGACGAGTTCGCGCCGCCCGACTGGGACAAGAAGACCTTCGCCAAATACAATGGCGGCGAGCCCGATGTCGTGTTCTTCGTCTACGACCCCAATTACTTCGGCGGCGCGAAGAATGTCCCGGTATTCGACGATTACGGGGACGCTGTCGCGGAGCAGGAGCGTGTGCTTCAATCGATGATGGCACCCGCGCCCGTGCAGCGCGCGCGTGGCGGCAGTATCAGCATCGAAGATCTGGCGGGCAAGTACGACATCGGCGGCCGTGGGTATGCCCGGGGCGGCACCGTTCGCGCGCAGCCGAAGGGCTATGCCGCGGGCGGCTTGGTCACGCCCTTCGATCCTGCTATGATCGACCAGATCGTGAACCGTGTGAAGGGGGCCGCCCGTGTCTGACATTGACGAGCGCGAAGAAGACGAAGGCGAGACCATCTCGTACGAGGATCTCCTGCCCGACGTGGAGGACACCGAGGACGGTGGCGCCGTCCTGCGTCTGGAGAACGACGAGGACGAGAAGGCCAACCGCGCGCACTTCGCGAACATCGTCGAGGACGTCGACCCGGCTCTGCTGAAGGAAGCTGTGAGCGACCTGCTGGACAAGATCGAGAAAGACAAGCAGGCGCGAGAGAAGAGGGACAAGCAGTACGAGGAAGGCCTGCGCCGCACGGGGCTCGGAGACGACGCCCCGGGCGGCGCCCAGTTCACGGGGGCGAACAAGGTCGTCCACCCGATGCTGGTCGAGGCGTGCGTCGATTTCAGCGCGCGCTTCATGAAGGAGGTCTTCCCACCGACCGGGCCCGTCAAGAGCAAGATCTATGGCGAGCAGGATAAGCAGAAGGTCCAGAAAGCCCAGCGCAAGACCGAGTTCATGAACTGGCAGACGACGCGCCAGATGACCGAGTTCCGCAGCGAGCTGGAGCAACTCAGCACGCAGCTGCCGCTCGGCGGTGGCCAGTACATGAAGTTCATGTGGAACACGCAGAAGCGCCGGCCGTGCTCGGAGTTCGTGCCGATCGACGACGTCTACCTGCCGTTCGCCGCCACGAACTTCTACTCGGCCGAACGCAAGACGCATGTGCAGTACATCACGAAGATGGAGTACCAGCGCCGGGTGCGCTCGGGCATGTACATCGACGTCGACCTTGGCTACGCGGGCGAGATCGACTGGAGCAAGTCGTCGATCGCCAACGACAAGATCGAGGGGCGTAAGGAGTCGAGCTACAACGAGGACGGCCTGCGCACGATCTACGAGGTCTACACCTACCTCGACTTCGGCGACGACCTCGAGCCCTACATCATCTCGATCGACAAGACGACCGAGTTGCCGCTCGCGCTCTACCGCAACTGGGAGCCCGACGACCCGATGAAGTGCGAGCTCGACTGGATCGTCGAGTTCCCCTTCGTGCCGTGGCGCGGGGCTTACCCGATCGGCCTGACGCACATGATCGGTGGCTTGAGCGGTGCCGCCACGGGCGCGCTGCGTGCGCTGCTCGACAGCGCCCACATCCAGAACGTGCCGACGCTGCTCAAGCTCAAGGGCGGCCCGAACGGGCAGACGATCAACGTGCAGCCTACCGAGGTCGTCGAGTTGGAGGGCGGCGCGCTGGTGGACGACGTGCGCAAGCTGGCCATGCCGCTGCCGTTCAACGGCCCCAGCCCGGTGCTGTTCCAGTTGCTGGGCTTCCTCGTCGATGCCGGCAAGGGCGTCGTGCAGACGAGCTTCGAGAAGCTGTCGGACCAGAACCCGAACCAGCCCGTCGGCACCACGATGGCGCTGATCGAGCAGGGCATGGTGGTGTTCTCGAGCATCCACTCGCGCCTGCACAACGCGATGGAGAAGTGTTTCTCGATTCTGCACCGGCTGAACAGCGCCTACCTGACCGAGGAGGACATCGAGGCGCACGACGCTGGCCTTGAGATCGACCCGAGCGACTTCGACGGGCCGATGGATGTCGTGCCGGTGAGCGACCCTGCCATCTTCAGCGAGACGCAGCGGTTCGCGCAGGTGCAGGCGATCATGCAGCGGTCGGCAATGATGCCGCAGCTCTACGACTTCAGGAAAGTCGAGGAGATGTTCCTGCGGACGCTGAAGGTGCCGGCCAACGAGGTGCTGCAGCCTGCGCCGGCGAGCGAGGACATGGATCCCGTGTCCGAGAACGTGGCGGCGGCGATGGGGCGCCCGCTCTATGTGCTGCCGCGTCAGGACCATGTCGCCCACATCATGACGCACATGGCGTTCCTGAAGTCGCCTGTCTTCGGCGGCAACAAGATGATCATGGAGTCGGTCGCCTACATGATGGCGGTACACCTCAAGGATCACCTGCTGAACTACTACCTCGTCGAGGCTCACGATGCGGTCGACAGGGCGCAACGCGAGGACGTGATCAAGGACGAGCCCGAGCAGCAGGTGGCGATGATCCTGCAGGTGCAGCAGCTGATCGAGCGGCAGCTGGGCGGGTTCTCGCAGGAGTTGATGCAGTTCAGCCAGTTCGCCGAGCAGTTCAAGCCGCAGCCGCCGATGCCGCCCGACAGCTCAATGCAGGTCGCGCAGCTCAATGCCCAGATCAAGGGGCAGGAGATGCAGGCCCGCATGCAGGTCGATCAGGCGAGGCTGCAGATGGAGCAGGCGCGCCTGCAGGGGCAGCAGCAGGTCGACATGGCGAAGCTGCAGGCTCAGGAGCAGGATCGTGCTCTCAAGGTGCAGATGGAACAGATGCGTCAGATGGCCGAGAGCCAGCGCACTGCGGAGACGAACATCGTCCGCGAGCGCATGAACACCTCGGACAACGACACCGCGAAGTTGCTCGCTGCCGCAGAGATTGCGTCGGGCGAGCGCGTTTCTGTGACCACCGGCACAGGCATCAACCCCAACCCTTGAGAGGATCTGAGCGATGAGTGAGCACATGTCGAGCGGGAAGACCGTTCCGATGAACACGGCCGAGGTGCCGCAGCACAAGCGCATGGCGGCTGGCGAGGCAGTTGACGGCAAGACCCTGCCGTCGACCAAGGGGCCGACGTCCAAGACCCCTGCATGAGTTTCGAATCACGGCTGCTTGGCCGCCTCAAGGAGGAGCAGGGCAAGTTCGCCCTCGACGCCTTGCGGCGGCCTCAGACGCGCGATGCTTTCGAGTACGGGCATCGCGTCGGCATGTTCGCGGGCTATGAGGCCGCGATCACGGTACTCTTGAACCTTCTGGAAGAGGAGACAAAGCGTGGCAATGACCTCTGAGGACGCTATCGCGGAGGCTTTCCCGGCAGCAAATGCCGGCGTGCAGCCCTTCGGCAGCCGCGTTCTGGTGCAGATCCGAACACCCAAGACGAAGACCGCGGGAGGATTGATCCTGCACTCCGAGTCGCGGGACACCGAGAAGTGGAACACGCAGGTGGCCCGGGTGGTCAGCGTGGGTCCGCTAGCTTTCAAGAACCGAGACACGATGCAGTCGTGGCCGGAAGGGTCGTGGTGCCAGCCGGGCGACTTCGTGCGCGTGCCGAAGTACGGCGGCGATCGGTGGGAAGTCCCGCTGGGCATGAAGGATGGGAGCCACGAGTCGGCGATGTTCGTGATCTTCAACGACCTCGACATCATCGGGCAGGTCACTGGCGACCCGCTGGCGATCAAGGCATTCATCTGAAAGGAGATGAGCGATGGCTGACGTTCTGAAGGAAGACGACGAGGCCGAAGACGATCTGGTGATCGTCGAAGAGCAGCCCGAGCCCGAGGAGGACGAGGACGACGAACGTGTTGCCCAGTCCGACGATGACGACGACGAGTCCGACGACGAGCGAGAGGCTATCCGCGAACGGCGGCGCAAGGAGAAGCTCGAGCGCAAGCAACGTCGCGACGAGGCGATCAAGCGCGACAAGCTCGAGATGGAGTTCCTGCGCAAGCGGAACGACGACCTTGAGCGTCGGCTGACGGCGCAGGAGCAGAAGTCGTTTCAGGGCGACTTGAACGCGCTGGATCAGCAGCTGGCGCAGGCGGCGAAGGAAGCCGACATGGCCGAGAAGGTCATCGCGAAGGCGGTGGCTGCTGGCAATGGCGACGACGTCACGCAGGCCATGCGGTATCGCGATCAGGCGCTGGCTCGGATCCAGCAACTGCAAGCGAAAAAGCAATCTGCACAGGCACCGCAGGCTGCACCGAAGATCGACGATCGCACGCTGCAGCATGCGCAGGAGTTCATGCGGGACAACCCGTGGTACGACCTGCAAGGGCGCAACGAGGACTCGAAAATCGTCATCGCCATCGACCAGACGTTGATGGGCGAGGGCTACGACCCGACGTCTCCCGACTACTGGTCCGAGCTTCGCAAGCGGGCGGCGCGCCGTCTGCCTGAGCGGTTCGGTCAGGCGAAGGAGACGAAGGAGCCGCGGGCGCCGCGTGGCGGCCCGGCTGTCGGATCCGGCAAAGAGCATGCGCCTACGTCCACGCGCAAGGAAGTCTACATCAGCCCCGAGCGTAAGCAGGCCCTGATCGATGCGGGTGTCTGGGACGATCCGGTGCTGCGCGCGAAGTATGTCAAGCGGTATGCCGAGTACGATCGGCAGAACAGATCGTGAGGCTTGAATTTCGCGTCGGAATAGAGTTTAATTCCACCTATCGCTGAAAGGAGCGAGTAATGCACGACGAACGCCTGACCAAATCCGCTGGGGAGACTCGTGGTCGCCGCGCGATGCAAGATCGCGCTGTTACGCAGAACCGTGAGATCTCGGACGACGAGCGGGTTGAGATGTTCCGTCAGCAGTTTTTCCAGTCCTCTCTACCGGACTTGCCCAAGATTCCCGGCTGGCACATGTGCTGGCTGACGACCACCAACCCGCGCGACTCCATCCACATGCGGATGCGACTCGGCTATGAACCTGTGAAGCCGGAAGACATTCCCGGCTGGGAATACGCCACGCTGAAGACCGGCGACTGGGCGGGGTTCATCGGCGTCAACGAGATGCTTGCTTTCAAGCTGCCGATCTCTCTCTACGAGAAGTACATGCTTGAGGCGCATCATCTTGCACCGCTGCGCGAGGAAGAGAAGCTGACCGACACTGCCGAGTTCCTTGAACAACAGGCTCGTGCGTCGAAGTCGAAGCTGCAAATTGGTGAGGGCAACATGGAGATGGGGATTCACCGAGAGGCGATGTTCGACCTCTCTTGATGAGAACCCTAGTCCATAGGAGCAGCTATGTCCTCGACAAGCGCCCCCTTTGGCTTCCGGCCCAGCTACCACAACAGTGGTCAGATGCGACCGAAAGCCTACACGATCGCGAGCACTTACGCGGCCAACATCTTCTCGGGTGATCCCGTCAAACTGACTGACAACGGGGTCATCCAACTCGGTAGTTCCGACGGCACGCGCGCCGGCACGACCAACGGCATTCTGCTTCTCGGCATCTTTGCCGGTTGCCAGTACAACGACGCCAATGGCCGTCCCGTGGTCAGCCCCTTCTGGCCTTCGGGCGCGACGGGGACTGAGATCGTTGGGTGGGTCTACGACGACCCCGAGACGATCTTCGACGTCCAGTACACGAACCC